CCGAGGAGACAAAGATCTGGGCTGACGATATCAAGTATATGTCACTGAGATCTGCCGAGGAATTCGGTATTACCATTGGTGCTTATATGAGCCCTGTGGAGTTTGATGTTTGCGATGGCTCAGCAACACCCGCAAATGGTGTAAGAGTTGGTCAGCAGGGAAGACGTACATTCGGCTTCTCTTACGTGTCTACTCTCGCAAACGACACCCTTGGTTATGAGTACGGCTATGAGATCCATATCATCTATGGTCTTACAGCTTCACCATCCGAGAGAACACACAGTTCAATCAATGACTCACCTGAGGGTTCCGAGCTTTCTTGGGAGTGTTCAAGCGTTCCTGTTAACATGACAGGATTCAAGCCTACTTCTGAGATCGTTATCGAGGTTTCACCCGCAACTGGTCTGCTTACTCACAATGCAGACGGCACAGTTACAAAGGATACTAAGGTTACGCAGCTCGAGACAATCCTTTATGGTACCGCAGCTGATTCAACCGCACAGCCTGCAGTTGAGGAAGTTAAGCCTAGGCTCCCGCTTCCCGACGAGATTTACGGTACAAATGGAATCTTCACACCCGGCAACGGCTAAAAAGTTTATGGGGCTGGAGCGATCTGGCCCCTTATATTTTTAATTAGGAGGACTAAATATGCTTAAGAAGACTATTACTTATGTAGACTATGACGGAGTGGAAAGAAAGGAAGATTTCTACTTCAACCTTAACGAGAGAGAAGTCATTGTTGCTGAGGTGACACATCCAGGCGGACTCAAGAACTTCCTTCAGAGAATCGTTGATGCAAAAGATGGCGGAGCAATCATGCAGTACGTCGAAGAATTCATCGCAATGTCATATGGTGTTAAGAGCGATGACGGTAGGCGTATTATAAAGAGCGAAGAGCTTTCGAAGGCGTTTATGGAAACACCAGCATACACAAAGCTGTTTATGGAACTGGTCGCTTCCGAAGGAGCAGCTGAGAAATGCGCTGACTTTGTTAATGCCGTAATGCCGAATGTGTCAGAGTCAGAAGGAACACCCGAGGCCCCGGCAATAACGCAGACAACAAATAGCTAAATGTTATGCTTACGGTCACAATTCCAGCCGTAAATGATGGTTGGGATCCTATCAACGAGGAATTTATACAAACGAAAGAAACCACACTTCAAATGGAGCATTCCCTTTTGTCAATTTCAAAATGGGAGGGAATTTGGCGAGAGCCATTCATGTCATTTAATGAAAAACATCCCATGACGTACGAACAGTCACTGTCATATTACAAATGTATGACAATAACAAAGAACGTTCCAGACATAATATACAGGGCAATGCCGCAGAACGTTGTAAAACAAATAACGGCGTATATAAATGACACCCCGACAGCAACAACTATAACCCATCATGGAAAACAAAGTAAAAAGCAGGAGATAATAACTGCCGAGCTTATATATTTCTGGATGGTTAGTTATCAGGTTCCGTTTGAGTGTCAGAAATGGCATTTGAATCGCCTATTAACTCTGCTTGAAGTGTGTAGCATAAAGAACAACCCAGATGATAAGATGAGCAAGAAGGAAGCTCTGGCTCACCAGAAAGCACTTAATAATGCTCGTCGAGCTAAATACGCAGCTTCTAAACGAGGAGGTAAATAGCATGTCAGCTAGAAGAAGAAATTATGAACCTGAGATTGCAGAGGAGACCGTTGAGACAGTAGAGCCCAAGGAAGCGAAATCTCCTAAGGTTCTCACAACAACAGCCCCGCTCAATCTCAGAAAAACGGCCGGTGATATGTCAAATGACGCAATTCTGATCGTAATACCGACAGATACAAAGATAACAACCACAGCAAGCGACGAGAAGGATACCGAGGATGGAGTTCATTGGATTGAGGTTCGTTACGGTAAGATCGTTGGCTGGGTAAACGATAAGTTCGTAAAGTAAGGAGATGTCGGTATGGATAAGATTTCATTTGGTGGGTCTGGTGATTTCAAAAACACAGAAACATTCCTAAGAAAACTTTTACATACCGACTTATCTCACAAAATAGTAAAATACGGCGATCGAGGCGTGTATGAGTTAGCTTCCAACACCCCAATAGACACTGGAATAACAGCACAATGTTGGGATTGGGAAGCGATGAAATCCGAAGAAGGCGTAATAATTCAATGGACAAATTCTTACGCTCCATACGGAATACCGGTCCCATATTTGCTTGAGTATGGTCACGCTGCAAGAGACGGAAGTTGGGTTCCAGCACAACCGTTTGTAGAAAGAACGATGGAGCCGCTATTCAAAGAAATTGCCGATGATATTTGGAAAGGAGTAATCGAATAATGCCAACAACTATAGATAAAAAGATAGTTGAAATGCGGTTTAATAACGCTGACTTCGAGCGAAATGCTGCTAAGAGCATGCAGACAGTTGACAAGTTAAAAAAGTCAATGCGGTTCGATGACTCCGGAGATTCATTGGCAAGGATAGCAAAGTCTATTGAAACTATTGAAGCTCGATTCTCGACTCTTGGTATAGTTGGTAAACGAGTAATCGAAAACATCACAGATTCGGTTATAAATCTTGAGAAAAGATTCACAAGCTTCATAGTAAACGGAGTTAGAAGCGGCGGTATAAACAGAGCAATGAACCTGGAAAATGCCAGATTTACAATGCAAGGTTTGTTAAAAGACGAGCAAAAAGTTTCTGCCGTAATGAGCGCAGTTAATGCCTCGGTTGATGGAACAGCCTATTCTCTCGATCAGGCAGCAACTATCGCAGCTCAGTTTGTAGCATCTGGTAAACAAGCCGATGAGATAGAAGGCGCACTTAAGGGTGTTGCTGGAGCAGCCGCCGTTACAAATAGTGACTTCTCGTCAATGGGAAGGATATTTGCCCAGGTGGCCGGTCAAGGTCGTCTAATGGGTAATGACCTTCTTCAGCTTTCGACCCGAGGTCTTAATGCGGCGGCAACACTATCAGATTTCTTCAACGCTATAAATAGCGGAGATGAATCGGTAGCAAAGGTTTCTGATGAAGTAAAAGAAATGGTTAAGTCCATATCTGGTGGTGCCCAGCAAACTGAGGCTACCATACGAGATCTCGTTGGAAAAGGCCAGATGAACTTCGATATATTTGCCGCAGCGATGAATAATGCTTTTGCAGACCAGGCAGCTAAGGCTAACGACACGTTTAGCGGCTCAATGTCCAACATCAAGGCTGCTTTAGCCAGAATAGGTGCAGACTTCGTATCACCACTTATTAAACAGAAAGGCCCGTTCGTTAAGTTCTTTAATACTGTTCGAAAGAAAGTAAACGAGCTTAAAGGTGTCCTTACAACGACCACCGATATAGGCAACTATCTTTCTCCAGCAGCTTCGTTCGTTAAACTCGTGACCACGGCAATTACAAAGCTTGAGTTTAAAGTTAGGAAACTCAACTTTAACAAAATCGTAAGACCAATGTATGACATCATGTGGTCTATTCGAAACGTTCATCTTGCCATACAGGATGTAATTAGCATCGGTAAGAACGCATTTTCTGACATCTTTCCAAAAACAACCGTCGGAAAGACAATCCGCACCATAATCTCAAATGTTGAACAGTTAACCAGGAAACTCAGACCAAGCGCCGAGACAACGGACAGACTTTCGAGGATCTTTAAAGGCTTATTCTCACTTATTAAAGTCGGAATAACTGCTGTAAAGAGTTTTATAAAAGTGTTCGGTCCTGGAATTGCTGGAGCATTCAAAATAGGAGTAGATTCTGCACTTGAATTCGGAGCAAGGATCGGAGATGCTATAACTAAGGTTCAAGAATGGCTTACCAAGACGAAAGCGTTTGAGAGAGCGTTCAAGATTATCCATGTAATATTCGGAACCCTTGTTGATCTTGTTGTATGGATTGGCGATAAGATTGGTTCGGTATTTGACTGGGTTGTTTCCAAGGCCGATAAGTTCAGAGTCGATCTAGGACAAGGTATCGGGCATGCATTCTGGGAACTCCTCAAAGGTATAGGCGAGTCTATATGGAATCTTGGAAAGAGTATAAAGAATTCCATAGCTGATTTATTTGATGGAGCATCAATGTCCGGGCCTTTAAGCGGCATTAAGACATTCCT